AGCTTCTAATGATGGTATGGCACTATCTAAAGCTCTTAAAACTGCTCAACAGCTATATAGTGCTTCTAGAATAAACTCAAAATATAAAGGTGTATTAACTTCTCTGGCAGGTAGACTTAATAGTCAGATAGAAGCTGCTATAGTTAGCGAACTAGGTGGTGGTCAAATAACTGCAGGTAAAGGTGGATTTTATCCTGATTTTTATATAGAATTAAGAAATGAAAGAGGCGAAGGTACAGGAGTATTTGAAGCTAGAGAACAAAAATTAGTAAGCACTAGAGAAGTTACTCAAGGTAGAAATGCAGGTAAAGTATTTAGAGATGGAAAAGTAAGTCTAGCTGGTGGATCAGGAATTACACTATCACCTGGAGAACAAGACTTATCTACAGGATTTAATTTTGATGCTTTTGGAGAAAATGCTACTTCTCAAATGACTCCTACTTCTAGATTTATTGGACAATTAAAAGCAGCTGCAGGAGATCCTGTAAAGTTATTAAAAATACTAGATGGTAGGGGTGAGGCAGCTAAAATTATTAAAAAAGGCTTAGCTCTAAAAGCTAGTGCTATTGATATACCAGTACAATTTAATGGTAGACTAGAAAATAGAACTATTAGATTTAGTTGGCCTGAAATACGAAAGTGTGTACTAGCTAAAAAAATGGTTATATCTGTAAAAGATGCAGGCGATGGACAGATAAAATTAAATCTATTCTTTAAACAAGCAATTATTAATAAAGCATTAAATGATATGAGTCAAGTAACCATAAAAGCTTTAGAAGGCGGTTTAGGAAAAGCTATTTTACAAGCTATAAGTGAAGTAAGTATGTTACCTCACGGATCGACTCAAGCAGAATTACAAAAGTTTTTAAAAGATAAAAATCTTACATACGCTATGGAGTATATTAAAGGTTCTGCTCGTATAGCTAGTGGTATTGTAAAAGTTGACAAACCTAAAAAACAAAAAGCTATTGGATCAGCTCGTCAATCATTTATATCGGGAGTACAATTAAGTGCTTTAGTACAAAAAAGACTGGAAGCTACTATGGATAAAGTAGGAAATCCTGATCCTCCACAATTAAAATATAGATCAGGTAGATTTGTATCAAGTGTTCAAGTTTTTCCAAACTATAAAAGAGGTTTAATGAAGTATGCATTTAATCCTATATATAGATCTCTTGAAAATTATGGTTATACTCCGGATTCTCAAGTTATTACTAGTATTAGACAGGTAGTAACTTCTTTATACAGTCGTCAGTTTAATATAGTTAGGGCCGTTTAATGGCTTCTAGAAGAAAAGAGATCATAGCACTTTTAGTAGATAAGCTAAAAGAAATTGATGGTCAGGGTGTAGCAGGTTCTAACTACACTTATAAAACAAATGTATTTAATAATGTTTTTAGAGCTATTAAATTTCTTGATGAGGTAAATGATTTTCCATCACTCTATCTATCTGCTGGAACCGAAAATAGAGATTTTAATTCAAAAAATTTGACGGTAGCCACATTAGACGTTACTATAAGAGCATACATATATGGACAAGATAATTCCCAAAGCCTCGCAGATGATATAGTTCAAGACATTGAATTTGTTATTTATCACCAACTAGGGGAAAATCCCGATAAAGGTATACTTGATATAACAATAGACAGTATAACCACAGATGAAGGATTAGCTGCTCCTTACGGAATAGCAGAGGTCAATCTAAACACAGCCTATAGGCTAGAAAATTAAGGAGAAATAACATGGCACCTCTCTCAATTTACAGAGAAATTCTGAAGTGTTCTTTTCAACAGTTGACATACTTGGTACCACTAGTGGTTCTGCCTCAGTTGCTGTTGCGATGACTCCAGCTAACACCTGGAAACTTGAGGTATTGGCTGGTTTTGCTGCTACTTCTACATCAGCTACTCAAGACATCACTTCACTCGAATCAGGTCTTAGCCCTGATCGTTCACAACAAAGATTTAATACTGCAATCAACCCTGTTGATTGGAATATTCAAGTATATATGCGTCCAACAGGCGTAGAAACTACTGGTGCTGCTAACGGCACTACTGCAAAAACTAATGAATCAGGTAATACAAAACCTCTTGCAGATTGGTATATGTGGCAAGCTCTTACTTCAAGTACTCTTGCTGCTGCAAAATCACAAGTAGCAGCTACTCGTGTAGCAGAGCAATCTATTTGGCAAACTGGTGGTACTCTAAAAACTAATACTATCGCAGCTGGAACTCGTATACACGCTTCAACATCTAATTGGGCTGTTGCACCAGAATACTTTATGTACTTTAAACTTGATAATGTTATTTATCAAGTAGATAAAGCTACAGTAAACTCAGCTTCTGTTGATGCAGGCATTGAAGATATTGCTGCTGTTACTTGGAGTGGATTTGGTACTACCATGAAAGAACTAACAGGAGCACCAAGAGATATTGCTGTTGCAACCTTTGGTGGAATTAAAAATGCTGGTGGTACAGCTGTTGTCGGTAACTCTAACGCACATGCTCTGAGCGCTGCATCTTCTTATCACCCATTCAATACTATGAATGTTGCAGGAACTGTAACTACTTGTGCATTTATTAAAAATCGTTTGAGTGCTATTGAGTTCCATCATAAAGCATCTGCTTCAGCTTCTGATGAAAAGTTTACTTTCCCAGTAACTTCAATGAATATTGAGTATACCAATAATATTACATATCTCACTCCAGAACAAATCTCTGCCCTTAACGAGCCAATCGGTCAGTTCTCAGGAACTAGATCTGTAACCGGCTCTACTACTATGTATCTTCGTTCAGGAGATCTAGAGTCTGCAGGATTCTTACGTAATATTAGTGAAGATGCACGCACTAACTCAGCTCAAACATCTAATGCTAATGTTATCATTGGTGGAGCTACAGCTCCATATGTAGCTTTCCAAATGAATGCAGCACAGTTTAGTTTTCCAGCAATTCAAACTGAAGATGTTATCTCTATGAGTGTTGACTTTATGGCACAAGAACTTGATGCTAATAAAGGCGATGGTGGAGAAGTTGAAATTGTAGCTATCAAAGCTTAATTAAGAATTAATGTGTTTCTGAGGGGGAACACCACATTATTAACCAGAAGAACACCCACTACTTGCAAGTCTAGGTTCCCCCTCACCAAAGACAAGCAGATATGTAGTGGGTGTTCGTTTATTATCCTAGAGGGGAAAAAATTATGAGTAAAATTAAAGGCTTAATTGCCAAAGAAACTGCAACCTGGGTTGAGTTTCCAGAAATTGAAGGTTTTGAGATTCATCTTCGTTATCTAACACGCGAAGATCTTATGAAAGTACGTAACAAAGCACTTACCTATAAGTTTAATAAACGTACTCGTCAACGTGAAGAAGAAGTTGACAATGAAAAATTTCTTGAAGCATACGCAGAAAAAGCTGTTGCAGGTTGGAAAGGACTCAAGGTAAAACATTTACCGGTTCTTTTACCTGTTGACATTTCAGCAATGGACGCCGCAGAAGAAGTAGAGTATTCTATGGAAGATGCAATTGAACTTTTGAAAAATTCAACAATTTTTGATCAATTTGTAACAGATACTATGAATGACTTTGAGCAGTTTTCAGTTAAAAAAGCTGAAATTGACACAAAAAACTAACTGACTACCTCCAAAGTTCTTTTGGGGGTGGAGGTTTAACAGCAGATCAATATATATTGATGTGCGAACAGATGGGTTGGGAACCAAAAGAGGAAGATCTACCTCAAGATGGTTCTAATCTATCTCTAGAGTGTCAACAAGCTCTAACTGTTCTTAATGCTCTTCCTGATATATGGGAAGGTATGAACGGTACTTGGTTAGGAAAAGACTATAGTGGTTTAGGTACTATCATGGATATCTACGAAATTGATGACAGACGTGCAGTATTTAATCTATTAAAAGAAGCAGAATCTTTATTAGGTAAATATTATGCACACAAGCAAAGTCATGAAAGTAGAAGATAAGGGGATAACAGTTGGCAACTATTGTAAATACAGTACAAAATAATATAGTAACTACTGGAGGAGAAGCTGCCACCAGACAAGTAGAAGGCCTGGGACGTGCACAAACACGCATGGGACAAGCCTCAGCGTCTGCTGGACGTTCTTTTGCCGCTCAATCCGCTGGATTGGGCGGTTTAGTTGGTGCTTATGCTGGTGCTGCTGCTACTGTGTTTGCTCTTACTGCTGCTTTTGACGCTTTAGCAAAAGCTGCTCAAGCTGAAACTATTGTAAAAGGTACTTCTGCACTAGCTGCTGAAATTGGTCAATCTGGTCCTAAGATTCTTAAAAGTATTCAAGATATTACTCAAGGGCAACTCACACTAGAAGAAGCATCTAATGCTGCTAACTTAGCGCTATCTTCTGGTTTTAATACTAAACAAATTGAGCAGCTTGCTAAAGTGTCTTTAGGTGCTTCTCGTGCTTTAGGTAGAAATCTAACAGATGCTATGACTCGTGTTGTTCGTGGTGCCGCTAAGATGGAACCTGAACTGCTTGACGAATTAGGTATCTTTACTAGAATCGAACCTGCTGTTAATGCATATGCAGCAAAAATGAATATTGCAGCTACATCTATGACAGAGTTTGAAAGACGACAAGCATTTGCTAATGCTGTGATTGAAGAGGGTACTCGTAAGTTTAGTGGTATTGATACTACTAGTGGTTCTGCACAAAAATCATTGGAACAACTATCTGTAAAAGTCATTGAGTTAGGCACACAATTTGGTCAGCTAATTAACACCTACCTAAAACCTGTGGTAGATTTTTTCAAAGATGATTTTGGTAATACACTGCTTCTATTCTTAGGAGTTCTAACTCTAGTATTTGGTAAAGCAGGAACCATTTTAGGTGGATTTGTAAGTAATGGTATAACTAAATTAGCAACACTAAGCACTGCTATGGCTGATTTTGCAGGTAGAGCTGGTAATCTGAATCTAGCTCCTGTTGAAAATAGTACGCGAGCAGCTAGAGATGAAGCTTATCCTGTTAATGCTGGTTCAGGTAGACGTGGTTCTTTTAATCCTAATATAGCTGGCAGATCAACAGAGCAA